CACAGAAATACCATTCGGTATTACTAACCGATCAAATTTTCGAGTGACACCTTTATACTTCTTTCCTTTAGCTAAAGTTCGAATCTTTTTCTTTAAATTTAGAGATCAGAATAGTTTTATTATACTCTGACCCACTCTTTTGTATATATCTTCATTTTTTGTAAATTTTCTGTTACGACCTTTAGGTTTTGTAAAACTTTGACTTAAAGTGTAACCGATTAATGTTTTGTTTAAAATTTGTGAAAGTTCTTGGTCCTCATATCCAAGTTCACTAACAGATCCTAGTAAACTTAATAGACAATCGGAAGGATTTTGAGAATTTTTAAAAGTCTTTACAATCAGTGAGTTTATCTTTTTAAAATGATGATAAACAGGAGAAAATGGAGGTTTAGGTGTCTTTTTACCACCTGAATCCCATGGGAATATTCGTGCTTTCGTTATTGTCGAAAGAATATCTTGTAAAGTGTTCTTGTCCTTGAAGAAACTTCGGAAAGAACTGAGTCTTAGCATATAGTTCATCTTCTCTTTAAAATCTTCACTAGGATCATTCCAGTGAGTAAGGAAGACAGTCAGGGGAGTATTTTCTTTAGGATATCATATGTATTCTTTAATATCCAAATTAAAAAGTAATGGCTTGATTCTATCAGAAACACGAACCTTGGTGACAGCATAACAAGTTAATAATATAAGTCCTTCTTCTCTTTTAGAGATTGGGAGTAAATTTACTAAAGAGTTAAGCTTGACCTCAGCAAGTGCATATCTTAATTTTAAGTCTTTTAATAATTGTAACAGGAATCCTGGATACAAACGTGATTTATCAATTAATAACCAAGGTAAAGGAGTTATAAGTCTGGCTCGTGATATGAGTGTCTTTGCAAATTCTGCAGAGGACTTTCCTACGATCGATTTGTGTCTCGAAATAACCATACCTATACGATTAATAACTTTTTCATATGTAAGTCCCACAGCCTCATCAAAAATAACGATGTCGTCACCTAGCATGACGTAATTGCGGTAGGGTAGTTTAAAACCTGCTTCATGAGCGGATGCTTGGACGATACAGTGATGAGTATAGGCTAGAGCTCCGGGAAAACAAGATAGAAGCCCCATAGGAATGCCTGTGCCATATCGTGCAGTCTTTTCGACGGTGAGTTTTATTCACTTTGCTTTATCTTTATCTCATGATTTTATAACTTCTTTATATGAGAAATCCCTATCCGTCATCAACGATATCCATCTAGAACACGTCTCCGCACCGAGTATAGGAGCACAAACAATTTCAACTAAATTCTTAGGCAAAGTATCTGTTGCATTCTTTAAATCGAATGAATACATGGTCCCTCCTTTGATCGCGTTTTGGAGTACAGTTCTACGCCCCAAATCTTGGTCATGAGTGAAATCACACGGATTCTCCCGGTTTTGGGAAGCAAAGAAACGATGTATAGGTTTTAAGCATGATTGTGTGTACAAATCTACTAGTGCGACGCAGCGAGTTTTCCCCGCTTTATCTTGAAGGAAAGCTAATCGTGAATGGTAGGCGGAATTATCCTTAGCAAATTCTTTACAAACAAGACCAAGTCTTGCAGTATGCTCTAAATGTTCATCAAAATCCAATTTATATAGTTTGGAGAAATAAGTTAAATTCGTTCTAATAACTGTATTGCGATC